TTTAAATCAAGTAATCCGCCAGTGATCGATTCGCTCAGACCTCCAGGGAATAAGACAAGCTCGGGACCTTGCTCGCCCGTGAGCGCGCGTCCGCCTGCGCCCATCATTCCGCCGTTTGCCATGAGAGGAATATTCCAGGACTTGAGAATCTTTTCCGTGTCGTCGTTCGGAATCACGCGCGCGCCTCTCGGCAAATAAACGACCTCAGGACCTTTCTCCCCGACCAGGCTGAGACCTCCTGGAGCGTTCCGAGTTCCCTTTTGAAAACCGAGGATGTCTTTCGCTTTATTTGTTAACCCACTAATAAGCGCCGAAATCGTGACTCTTTTCGTGACTCCTTTTGAGGCTCTTTCGTTGAGAGAATTGACTCCGCCGTTATCGTCAATTTTGACGTTTTTCTTTGTATCTTTTTTCAGTTCTCGAGTCATTTCCTCAGCGCGCCTTTTTCCCTCAGCGACTTTTTCATTGACGCCCTGCTGCTCGCCTTTAATTCGACTGATTTCCTGCCTGGAGGTCTGCTGCGTTCCGACCGTTTGCTCGAGCGTGTCGAGTTCCGTTTGTTGTGCCTGGTTGAGTCCGCCTTGCTGCTCGCGCGCTCTTTTCAGTTCTCCGATTCGCGTTTGAGTTTTGGAGATCGCCTGGTCGAGCTGCGCGATTCCCTCATCGCCTTTCACATTAATCCCTTCTTGAGCGAGTTGAAGATTGATTAATTGATTATATAATTCCTGCGTTTTTGTGATTTCCTCCTGGGATTTCGCGACCGCCTCTTGTTTTTTTCCGACGATGTCAGCTCGCGTTGAGACTTCTGTATTTAATCCCTGGAGTTTTCCCTCCTGGAGAAAAAGTTCGTTTTCGGCGATCGTGATCGCTGCCTGATTTCCACTCGCGATCGCGTCCTCGAGTGCTTTTCGTGCTTGAGTGACTGTCAATCGTTGCGCGTCGCGTTCGGCTCGAGCTGCATCCAGTTCGGCGTCGACGGCTCCGAGTTCCTGGAGAGCTGCGATCTGATCTCGAATCGCTTGATCGAGATTCGCGTCCGCCTTGATTCGCTGATTTTCAAGCTCGAGTCTGAGCTGCTCTCTGAGTTCGTCGTTCGCCTGCTTTAATCCATCGCGATTATTTATGATCGCGTTCCCTCGATCGGAATATGTCTGATCGACTGTCGGAGCCTGAGCGATGAGATCATCATTCAGTCCAAACATGGTCGAAAGTTCGTCATTTGTGAGACCCGATTTTTCCTGGAGTCTCGCCTGCTCATCCTTGAGCCTCGCGATTTCATCGGCTGAGGTTGCGAGGTTTAGTTCCGAATTGATGTCTCGGAATCTCAGGAGCTCGTCGTTTGATAGCTGATTTTTTTCTCGTAAGGCGTTATATTTCCCAGTCAAATCGCTCAGTTTTGCGCTTTGATCCGCCAGGCTTGAGGCGTGGTCCAAATTGACCGTTTTTGACTCCTCGACGGCGTTTTTATACAATGAGAATCCGCCTGCTGCCAGTCCGAGTCCTGCTGCCACGGCTCCGACGGGTCCTGGGATCGCTCGCAGGATGCCGAGAAAACCCGTTCCTCCTGCTGCTCCCAGGGTCGGGAGGAGAGGAGAGACGACTTTCAAGAGTCCTCCGATTCCCGTCGTCATGAATCCGATCGCCGTGAGTGCTGGTCCTGCTGCTGCTGCGATTCCTGCGACGGCGAGGACGGTTTTTTGAGCGCCTGGAGAAAGATCGTCAAACGCTCCCGTCACGTCCTGGATGACATCCGTGACTTTCGGGAGGACATCCTCTGCGAGTTCGACGAGCGTTTCTCCGACTGGCTCCATATCCTCGAGAAAACCTCGCCATAATTTTTGAGCCCTGGCGCCGAGGTTATCCTGGAGCGCGTCGCCTGCTGCTTTCGTGGACCCTCTGAAATTCTTCATTTCGTGATCAGTCTGAGCAAAAAACTCGACAAATTGAGGACCCAAATCCTCGATCGGCGTTCCCATGAGTTCGATCGCCAGGCGATTTCGATCGGCTCCGTTTTCGACTCCTGCGAGTGCCGTCATGATCACTCCGAATGCAGCCTCCGCCGTCTCTCCGCCTGCCTGGATGTCATCCGTGATCTGATTATAGTCGAGCCCGAGTTCCTCGATCGCTCCTTTTGTGCCGTCCGCGCCGTCTGTAATTTGTAAAAAACTTTCTTTTGCTGAATCGGCTAATTTATCGAGAGACCAAATCCCATTTTCTGCTCCTGCGACAAAAAGTCCCATCATTTCCTCGGCTGAAAATCCGAGGTTTTTAAACTGTGGACTGTATTCGTTTATCGTCTCCAGGAGTTCGTCGGAATAATTTCCTCCACGCTGAAAAGCTGCCGTGATCATATCCATCGCGTCGTTCCCTGAGACTCCAAATTGGTCCATGAGGGACGCTGCTGATCGGGTGACGAGATTGACATCGGCATCGAAAGTTTTCGCCAGGATAAACGCTGCTGACGTCATGTCCTCGAGTTGTTGAGGCGTTAATTCGTCCATTCGTTGAGCCAGGTCCGAGACGGTATTCGCGACCTCCTCGACATTTTCTCCGAATCCATATGTCCAAACATTCTGAGCGACCTCTCCGAGTTCGGCTGCGCGCTCTTTTGTGACTCCGAGCTGCGCTTGAATCCGACCCTGAGCTGAATCAAACTCGAGCGCCGTTTTCCCTGCGATGATTCCGATCGCTGCGATCGGCGCCGTCAATCCTGCCGTCATCGCTCCTCCGACGCCTTTCATTTTTTCGCCTATATTCGTTAAACTATCGCCCGTTTGATCCATTGATCTCCGAAATCGACCCCAGGCTGAGGACGCTTCCGCCTGGTCTCTTTGTAATTCCTCCAGGCGATCGGATGTCCGTTCGACTGATCTTTGTACATTGTTTAAGGCTGCCACCTGGTGATTATATTCGCGCGCGGCTTTCTCCGCCTCTTTTGAATTCTCACCAAATTCCGCCGATAATCGCTCGTATTCTTTCCGAGTTTCACTGACGATCGCTTGTTGTAAATTGAGTTTTCGATTCAATCCCGTCAAGGTCGACTCATATTTTTCGACGGATTGATCGGCTCGATCAAACGCTGAGAGATTCGCTTTCATTTCTGAATTGACGGTTTTGAGTTTGTCTTTGAGACCCGTCAGACCTCGGCTGAGTGCCGTGGTTTCGAGTCCGAGGTCGATCTGTAAACCTTCTATTCTTTCCATTTCGCCTCACTCCTTTTTTTTATTCGTCGTCAGTCGCCCAGGCGTCCAGGATTTCCAGGGATATCATGTCGATATAAAGATAAATATTAGGATTGACCCGTAAATTATAAAGACCCACGATCGCCGAGTCAGGGAATCCGACATCCTCGCCATCCCAGTCCGAGGACCATAAAAAATCTTTGTTAAATCTCAAATATTATCATCCTCCGAATGCCGAAATGAGCGATCTTTCTTTTTGTGGTTGATGTTTTTCCCTAAGTAATTCGATCATAAAATGATACGGCATATTCAAAATCTGATTGATGTCTTTCCCTTGTTTCATGAGATCGACAATTAATTTGTCCAGGTATTTTTTTTGAGCCTCGGGAGTGAAATCCTCATCCCTCAGTTTTTCCTCCCCAAATACTTTTTTGTTTCTTCATTCTGAGCTCCTTGAGTAATAAAGAGAATTTGTTCATATAAAACTTTCGAGGCGTCGGGAGCGTGTAAACCATTGAATAAAATTTCTTTTGTAAATTGATTGTTATATATTCGCGTCGCGACAAAATCGATCATTTTGTCCAGGAGGTCTTTTTCGGTTTTGCTCTTGTCAATTTCTGCGACCATGTCAAGCGCCTCATAAACGATTGAAAAAGGGATGAAAACGGGAGTCAAATATTTCTCTGTGATGATTTCGCCCTCTTTGACTTCTTTGATTAATTCGATCATATTTCTTTTTAAATTCGCCATTTTTCCACCTCGTATAATCTAAAAAAAAGCAGGAGATTAAATCTCCTGCTTTTTCTCGATAATTTCCTGGATGACTGGAGCCTTTAATTTATTATCTGTTGATAATAAAGTCGCCAGTCGTTCCTCAGATATTTTTTTATTAGCAGGGAAGGGAAAAGAATCCCCGACCTTATATTTTTTATTTTTATCTTGTGAATCGATAAAATCTTTGATCACTTCATATTTCATTCAGCTCGTCCTCCGATTATGGTCCGACTACGAAATCAGGATGATTCGCACCAAATACCGCCGTGAAAAGCGCGTCTCGCTGCGTGTTGGTTCCTGGAGTATCTCGTCCAAATATAACGGATTTCGCGTCGTCGAATCCCGTGACATCGCGATCCATAAATTCCGCCGTCATTTCCTCGGATGAAAATTCGACGCCGTCCGCCTTTGTTGCTCCCGTGATGGTTGGTCTCATAAACATTCCCTTTGTTAATCCGACCCATTCGCGCGACCCGTCCTCATACGTTTTCGAGAAAATCGCTGCGACATAAGGAGGAGAATCTGTCGACCCATACGCCGTCAATCCCGTCGCGACATCCAGTCCGAAAAGTTTCGTTTTGTCCTCATTCGGAATCGTGTGAAAAGCTCCAGTCACGGAAATATTTCCACTCGCGACGGCGATCTCTGCCGTCCGATTATCCCCGTAAGCTCTGACGGCTTCTTGAGGCATTTCGATACTGATATTTTGTAAAAATTCGACGCGCTCAGGCTCGCCCGTGATGATTGCGACCTCAGTCGGGTCGAGTAAAGCATAATAAAATTCGTCGACTCCCGTACTCGCGCGATAATTTTTGTCAGCCATTGTCACTCACTCCTAAAATTGATTTTTGGGATATGTGTTTTGTACTTTTCGAAAATTGACCTCCACAAATGACCCTTACGATGTCTTTCGAAAGGTCCCCTTGTGTTTATTCATTGAGTCGCTTTGATTCGTTCTGAGGCAAATATGAGATTCTCAGACATTATTGACAGATTTTTAATTTTATGCTTTGAAAAAATCTAACTGTGACCGGAAAATTGTCAGATAATTTCGTCGCGATAAAACTTTCCGCGATATCTCCTGACGTCTCTGAAAATTCCCTCGTCGTATTCATCAAGTCCGCCATTTTGGACGAGTCCCAGGTTCCACAAGATCGCCTCGATTTTGTCCGCGATGTTTTTCGTCAGTCCGCGACTCTTGCTCCAGGTTTCAATCGCGATGAAAACGTCATATTTTAAATATTGATCGTCGGCAAAATCGCGAGGGAGAAGGACGTCCATCGGCTCGATAATAATATATGGACCGATGTCCATTGTCATCGAGTCAGGAAATTCATAAAATTTGATTTTTCCTGCTGCCTGGCTCGCGATCTCCTGATCGGCGATCAGAGCCTCATAAATTTTCGTCAGGATGTCCAATCAAATCCCCTCCTCGATCGCTCTTTTGATGGCTGCTCGATAAAGGTCCTCTGAATTTCTGAGAGCCCGACGGATTTTCCCTTTCCCTGGAGGATTCGGAATTTTGACCGTCCCATTTTCATTCAAATGAATCACTCGATATCGATCATGAGGTCCTCTCCAATGGACTTTAATCACTCGAGTCGTCCCCAGGTATTCGGGATCGGAAATCGTGACCTCATCGATCGTGAATCCCTTGTCTCGAAAAGTCGCGAGCTGAATTTTCAGCTCATGGACAAAAATCGCCGCGCCTGCTCTGAGCGCCTGATCACTTATTCGCCTGGCTGCCTGCTCTCCGAGTCGTTTCTCAAGTTCTCTCAGAAGTTCCATTTCGCCTCTAATCGTTACGCCCATGATTCAAGCCTCCCGACGATCGTCATGAATTGAGAGATCGGGAAATCGGTTTGGACGTGCTCGACGTTATAACGAAAATTTTCGTATCCTGGCGCCTGGACGGAAATATAATGATCATTCGTCGGGATGTATTGACCCTGAGGATTTCGGATCGTGATCGTCAAATCTGAGAGCGTTTTGTTTGCTTTCGCCTGCTCCAAATCTTTGAGCCACACATGATCGATTTTCGCCCAGGTTGAAAACAAGACCGTTTTTTCTGTTTCGCCTGGTTCGGGTCCTGAGGTTGGAATATATTCGTAAAACGTGACGGGAGTTCGCAGTTCTCCGACGCTCGCCCTGGGAGGCTGATATTTAAAGGGTCTCATCCAGGACGATCTCCTCGAGTCCGAGCGTGAGTCCCAGGCTTGTGATCATGCTCAAAAAATTCGCGTCGAAATATTCGAGCGCGTCGTTATAAGAATAACGGGTCCTTTCGAATACGAGCTCTTTCGCTTGCTCATGGATTGACATATCGAAAGGACCACATTTTTTTATCAAATCCACGACCGAAAAGGAGAGAAGTCTTTTCAGATTCTCGTCCTCGATGTCGTGTGTTATGTGCATACGATCTTTAAATTCCTGGAGCATTTCGTCCGAAATTTCCATCCGTGATCACCTCATCCTTAAACGACTGGAGGAGCGAAATCGATGTCAAGTGTATAAAGGAGCGCCGTTTTGTTGTCTTTCGGTTTTCCGTTTGCGAATTGTTTGATCGTGTAAAGCGTCGCGTCCTCAAGAGCGAGCGTTTGATCGAATTTTTTGAATCGATATCCGCCTGCCACGGCTGCCAAATATTCACCTCGTACAAAGAAAAGCGCCTCGCCTGGTGTCACGACATCGCTTTCGACTAACTGGACATTATACGGGAGTGCTGAGACCCATTGTCCGTTCGCCGTTTGAATGGTATTTCTCATCGTTACGGCGATATAATCGATCGGATTCACGACCATAACGACGCGATTTAAGATCGTCCGACTGTCGCCTGCCTCGTTTGTGGATAGTGTGGATAAAACTCCGTGGAGTTCGCCTGCGACGACCTCGCCGAATTGTGACGGCGCGAATGTTAATGTCCCCGATGTCGTTTTTGTCGTTACGGCTCCCGTTTCTGCTGCGACGTTTTTATTTAATCCGATCGGCTGATTTACTGTCGCGCCTCCGCCAGTAACAAAACCAAATTCAAGCCCAGTCGAATAAGATTCGACGAGTAAAGTTCTTACATATCTTTCAAGCCATACGGGACCGAGTTCGATCATGTCATTCGGAATCGCCGCAAATGAGGTCAATTTGAATGTCCCCATGTCCTCCTCGCTGAATGCCGCGTTGACTTGTCCTGCGATGTCGCCGAATAAAGGTCCCCACGCGTAAGCTTTCGTCGGGTCCGCCGTGATGAATCGTGTCACGGGTCCGAGGTCCTGGACGCCGATCGCGTTTATTAAAGCGTGTTCTTTGACCAGGTCGTCAAATACTCGCTCTTGAGTCGTGATCGGTAAAATCGCGTCGTCCGTGAATCCACCATCTGAAACGACCCGATTGAAAAATGTCATTTCTTCCGATGTCAGGACGTTCGTTCCGCGCTGCTGCAAAATCGAGCGATCGAGCATTTCGTTATTCACTTGATCACTTACAGCCCTTGTCACTTCTGTCTGTAAAACATCTAAGTATGAATTAAGCGCCTCGCCCGTTTTGATCTCGTCGTTTGCTGACATTGCCTCAGTTAGCGCCGTTTTTGCGTTTTTAAATTCCTCAGTTTTTGAGAATTTGATCGTCATTTTTTTCACCCCTTATAAGTTTAAAAAAGCTCTTTTTAACGCCGATGGTTTTTCGTCCTCGCCTGGAGGTTTTTCGCCTGGAGGCTTTTCGCCTGGAGGGATTTCGCCTGGAATAAGGTCCTCGTCGGTTTTTGTGTTGTATGCTTCTATCATGTTTTTTATCATCCTTTCGAGTTCTAATGGATTTTTCATCGCTGCTGCGATGTCGATATTTTGTTTGCCTTTAATCAGATCATTAAATTCCTTGATTTTGTCCTGGAATATTTCGGACTCGACCTCCTCAGCGTTTGCCGAGTCGATGATCTCATCGATCAGTCCAATGTCTTTCGCTTTCGACGCTGACAGAAAAGTCTCGGCGTCGAGGAGTTGTTTGACCTGGCTCTCATCGATTCGTCCCGTATAAGATGCCAGGACCGACTCGCCGATCGAATCCAGGTCGTCGGCTGCTTTTCTCAGCTCGCTCGCGTTCCCTGCGACGATGGTCCAAGCGTGATGGACCATAATCTGAGTGTTTGAATACGCTCGAATTTTATCGGCTCCCATGATCGCGATCGAGGCTGCGCTCGCAGCGATGCCCGTGACGACCGCCGTGACTTGACCAGGATGAGCCCTGAGCGTGTTACAAATATCAATTCCTAGAAATACGTCTCCGCCGTATGAGTTCATTTCCAGGACGATCTCCTCATCCTCTGCGATCTCATTCATTTTCTGATTGAAATCATAAACGCTATAATTCCAGGAGGTCAGATCGCCCATAATTTTATGTTTCATTTTTGATGTCACCTCCTTCAAGCGCCTCGGATAATTCGACATAATTTCGTGTAATAAAATATTGATTCATCATATCGTCGTCCACGCGTTCCGCGCCGAGTTCCTCTCTGAGTTCATTCCCATTAAAGACGCCCGACGCTCGCAGCTTGTCGACTGAGGCTGCGACATCGAAAATATTATTGTAGCTAATACGCTTGATATCGATTCGCTTTCCCTGGAGAAAATCGGCGCGCGTGAAAAGTTTTGCATTCAGCTCGTCCGAAATTTTTTTCAAAAATGAATCGATGCAAAATCTCATAAAATTCCGAGTCGGATTCTCGACGTCCGCCATGTCGCCCTTGATCAGTGCGATCGGAATTCCGAGGACTCTCGCGACCTGGTAAAGAA